GCTTGATTACTGATCTTACCATCAGTAATTGAAAGAGGGTCTATGTTGGTGCGGCTGGACATTATTCGCTAACTCTAGCCATTAGCTTCCATTCATTTTGAGGAAACCCTCCATGCCCAGATGCCCCCCCTTTATTCCATCCTGTTATAACAACATTTGAAATGTAACCGACACTACTATCATCTGACCAAATTGTGTATTCTGGTGAAGAATCAGCCCAAGGGAAAAACACTTTATCTCCCGCTGAGTACCCTTTACTAGTGCCGCTTGATACTGTGCATTCTATATACAAAACAACAACTGATGGAACAGCCCCAAGTGAATGAGTGCCAACTGATTGAGTATTAGCATTCGGAAGGGTAGCACTAATTTGAACTTCAGCATTGTATGTTTTTAAAACAGGATCGTTTGCTGTTGTGACAGGAATTTTCCCGGCTGAAGATCCTGTCAATTCCTCAACATTGCCTCCGGCGCCAAAGGTTAAAAATCCAGCTTGTGAATTGCTACTGCTTGCCAATTTAGCAATCGGTACCGAAGCATTTTTCAGCCTTAGTTTGTTATTGCTGATTTCAATTGTTTGATCATCAACAATGTCAGTATTCAGATGCACACCCTGAACAGCATTGGGCGCCAATTCTAAACTCAAGTACCTAGTGCCACCAGATGATGCCCGTGTGATTTTTACATCGCCTGACGTTGTCGATGCGTTTGTTGATATTGCCTCAAAACCGTTTGCTGTTCCGGTATCGACCAACAACTTGACTCCACCCTCTTGCCCGTCAGTGCCCGAGGCGCTGGGCGCCAAACTTGATCCAACACCACTTGCCCCAACTATCACATTGCCGGTGGGCACTGATAACTTGTTGACGTTGATGTTTGCACCAGATGCTATTTTTGAATCGTTAACAGAGTTTTGACCTAACTCCGAAATTCCTACAGATCCAGTTATGGATATTGTCGGTGTGGCACCATTGTTCAATGCTGCACGATTAATTTCTCCAGTTGAAAAATTATGTCCTCTTTGGACTGTTACTGCTAAACCCATTTATGTTTCCTTTCTTGTTAAACTCTCTCCACCCAAGGCACCGACTTTGGTGGACTTCACCTCAACCCTACCTTGAGTATTCGCAACCTTGAGTTGCACATATCGACCACTACCCCTAAACCGATATTTGTTGACTGATGTCTGGTGAAGATCTGGATCAAATGTTGTGTTGAAATTTGCATGAATAGGAGTGCTGGGATCTACACTGTAATCCTGCCGATACTTCACCAAGGCATCATTGTTTTGCATAGACGCATCAAAATTAGGGGCATCAAATGGCTTATCGTAAATCTCTCTGTTGAAAGTTTTACTCGAGGCATCCCCGTTGGCGTCCAGTGTTAGGCGTTGATCATCTTCTTCCGGCCCGTCATAAATTACGTCCACGGTAAAGTTTGGATTGCTTGTCGCTAATTGAACATCTGCACTCCTCCATTTTTTTACCGATATATCGTTGGCAGTGTAACCCCTTGTGATGATCTCATCAGAAATGGCAACTTTCGTAATCTGACCAAAGCTATTGCTGTTGATATCTGTTGATGTTGTTTTCTCATCAACAAAACCACATTCAGTCAAATTGTCATCATATAAATTAATGAACCCATCCGTTGACAGAAAGAATAACCGGCGCTTGCCTTGGTATTCCATTTCAACAAATTCTTTTACATTGATAACATCAGCCTGTTCATCAAACCCACTCCATGAAGATTGCAGTAGGTCATAAACCAAGATTGCAGAATTAAAACTATTGTTATCAAGGGGGACTGCAAAATAAACCCTGTTGCCATAGGTTGCCGCTACAGCTTTGTCAGCGTAGTTCCAATTGATTCGCTCAACCAAAGGCTGGATTGGCTCTGAAACAGGAACTTGCACCGCATTGACTTTGCCATTTTGTGCAACTTGCAAACTACAAACGCCTCGCTTTGAAGAAAGAAACCAAACATCTGAACCAACTTGAATTGTGCTTTTAAAACTAACGGCGCCAAACTCGCGTGATACTTCATCCAAAATAGCATCACTGAGTGATCCGTAAAGATTCGATACTATATATATTGAGTTGTTTTTGAACGCTGCCAGAGTTGTGCTGTTTATTCGTTGCAAAGCAACCAGTTCATCCTCACTCCCTTGGTTTATTCTGAATGTAGAAAGGATCTCACCATATCTTGTATAATTAAGATAGTCTGAAACAGCAACCATGTCCCTGTTATGAGGCACCAGTAAGCGATTACCAAAGAAAAGAGCATGATCGGAATTAGGTATTTCTGTAGTGCCATCACCAGTTTCATTTTCCGACAATGAAGTGTCAGTATCCTCTTGGGTTATCGATACAAATCCATCATCGATGTTTTTCATCACCAAAGGTTCTTTGGCGACTCCTCTCATCATTACAACAACATTAAAGCATTGGACAAATGTTACATCTTCATCAATTACCAACGTAGCAACTTTTTTTGCAACTCCACCTTCACGGGTTAAATAAACTCCATCGCTTGCCGCAATCAAAAGGTATTCAACCGAATTTGGATCTCTAAATATTCCGCAACCGTAAACATCACCGTACCCCATGATTGCATGACCCAGATCAACCCAGTAATCAGAATTGACAGTGGTTGAATTTGTCAGAGGAACATGGGTTCCCGTGTAATCGTTGCCACTACTGTTCACCCTTTTGAAGTAAGGGCCAAATGCTTGGATCTGGCTTGCTGGCCCGGTTCCACTGGCAAACCCTGAATCACCAATTTGAATCGTTCCACCTGATACAGTGCCGCTAATTGTAGTATCTCCAGTGGCCGCAGATTGGCTTGTGACGAACTTTCTCCCCCCGTCTAGTGTGATCGTAGTGCCGGACGGCAAAGTGCTTCCTACCGAGCTTACAGTGACATCAGTGTAGGTTGATGACTCACCAATGCATAAAACAATGGATTGAAATGTTACAGTGCTGCTGCCGGCTGGTGTAACTTGCAAATCCCCAGTGTAGCTAATGGTGCCATCAGTGTTTTTTTGTCCGCTAAATTTAACAATGTCATTCTTTGCATACGCTTTGCTTTCATAATGACTGTACCCCTTGTTTGACCAAGGCACCTTTCGGATTCCCGGTCTGGTAGCAGCAACACCGTTTTCAAATCTTTTATTCTTAGCGGAAAAACAAAAACCCGGCTGAAGTTGCCCGGGGTCTAGCCTCGAGTTAACACCAGTGAAAAAAACATCACCATCGTTGATTGGATCAATTGCCGGCATTATTTACTCCTTACCATTTTGTTTAATCTCGCTACCTCCATCAGCGCTGCCCGGGTAAACTCCGGTGCTTGTCTCGCTGCCGTCTGAAACTGAGGGTGATCTGTCAGCATCGAGATTCCATTCAGGTCTTGATATTCGACTGTCTTGCACCCCAGTGATAGCGTCAGCAATAGCAGCATCAATGCAATCCAGATCTTTTTTATATTCTCTTTCAGCATTGGCTTTTTTGACTTGATCAGCTATGTGCAAAAAAAGCCGTTCAATTGAGGGAACGGCTTTGATGATGGCAACTATAGCCGAAAATATTCCCCCCACTATCCCACTTTCTTCTCTACTTTGGAAATACCGTGACGAACAAAAATTGCCAACACACTGGTCGTGGCAATACTAATAGCATTACCCAGTTCGATCTCTCCGGTCATATAACCGGCTACGGCACCGACTAACCCAGTAATGCCTCCCCAAAAACTTTTTGACTTAATCATATTATTTTAATCCTTGTTTTTCTTAAACATGAAATATGTTTTGCCGATTATGTAAACCAGCATTGTTGCAGAAATGGAGATTTGCAGAATCTGGGAAAGTTCGATGTACCAGTTGCCAACACCAACGGTGCCGGCGCCCATTACCTTTCCCATATCTGCAAAATCTTCCAGCATCTCACAATAGCTCGATAATTTTGACCCCAGACGCTGCCGTAGCTTTGCCTATGTAGTTTTCAATTATTAGAGTTTCGTTTGCTGCAAGGGTAAAATTGTGAGGTATTGATCCTCCGCTGGTGGGAGTTTCCGCTGATGTCCTCAAGCCACACGTTGCAGGACTCGAGTTTGTATTATTAAAAATAATACTTCTCCGATGCGGATTAGGTGCCGCATCTGATACACCCCCGCTACCCGGGACAACTTGTTGGGCAACTGGCGACCCTGATATTTTTACGTTATTCATCTTTTACAACTTCCGGCTCGAGTACCTCCTGTGAACCATTTGGTGCCTCATTCAGCCCACACTCTTCCATGATCACTTTAGCCGCATTGGTAACAACCTCATGTTGTTGGCGGTTTAGTGCTGCATTCCCACTGGCAACATATAGGATGTCCAGTGCTTCCTTTACTTTATTATTGTCCATTTTAGTATGTTGAGACATTTGTCTTTCTAACCTGACCTTGTTCCCTAATTAGAGAGTCAATCTCGAGAGACAAAATTTCCTCTGACTTAACATCCTCCGCCTCATCTTTTGTGCCGTTGGATTTTAAGTAGTCCGAATATATACCTTGCATCAGGTATCCAGAAAAGCGACTTGGGATTTCAACTTTTTCCCATTGCGTGTTAGGAGGAGTTTGGGTTGTGCTTGCTGTTGAATTATAAAAGTAACCATCCTTGTAGGCTTGGCTACCATTTGCATATGTTCCAGCTTTCCATGCATTACCCGTCAGGTCAGACCTAGCAATACGATACTCAACGTATATGGTAGACTGCCCCCCTCTTGTTATGATCTTCCTTGCATTGGAGGCGCCTCCGTTATCGTACAAACGATATGTAACAGGGACTGCCTCCGATGTTATCAAGGGATCTTTTTCGTATACCTCGATGATTTCACCCATCGAGTCAGTTAAATTAAATTGATTTGCAGTTGCAGTGACTGCAACCGATTCAACTCTAACCAAGTCAGGCCAAGGGGCACTGATCCATGCAATTGCCAAACGGCGATTTGCAAGATCCCTGACTTGTTTAAAAAAATGAGCAGGGAGATTATCACGGTCTAGGCCGGCGAGTTGAGCCACCCCAGATATGACCGTTGAAAAATCAAGCGTCAGCATTATAAACCTTGCGGTATTTTACTTTTGTTGGGGCATAACCTACTTGAAGTTTTGTTGCCCCTCCCTGTGTTTTGCATTGTGGATTCTGTTTTAAATACTGATCCATAAATGCTTTGTCTTGCCAACACTGGTAGCCAAGTCTTTGACCCCAGTAGTGGTAGGAATCGGAGGAGATCTGGGCTTTTAATTTGCCCAGACCATCCACCCCCCGATGTTCCTTTTGGTTGGATTGCCCGAGCCGTTTTTGGGCGGCCCGGGCTTCAACCTTTTGTTTTTGCCAACCATTTTTGAACTCCTTGATAACACCATCAAGGGTATGTTCATCTAGGCCGGCGAGGTCAACCAACATTAGTTGCCAGTTGTATTGACCTTACCAAATCCTTTCGGATTCTTAACAACGAGAGAAGCGACTGCTTCAACAATGCGTCCCTCACCAGAACCAGAGTTTGGCAACTCTTTTACTCTGGGGAGAATACCATAACGAATCTCTGTCATTTCCAATGGAATGACATAACCCGTAAATGCATCAGGCATGAAGTTGTCAACATGAATATTTAGTTGACCAAAATCACCTTCAAACACACTGATCGTGTTTTTGAAAACAGTTGCTCCTAGTTCTTGGTTAAAGGTGCGAACTTTTGTAGCAGCAATTCCCGGTGCGGCATTGTTAGTAGCATCTACAGTGGTTGATTCTGTAGCAGTTGATGTTAACTCGGTAACAAAACGCTTTATCTTCGTTCCACAAATGAAGTCATAAGAGCGACTGTTTCCAGTTTCTCCGTAGATTGATTCTAGAAGATTTTGCAGTTTTGCTTCTGTTAACTCATTTGCATCTGAGCTACCTACAACATCTTGGCAAGATGCGTCAGGTGTGCTTTGTGCAGCAGGATAAACAGATGACCCAACAGTTGAGTCGCTACTAAGATTCTGAACCCAAGCTCCCATCCCTCGAGTCTTAGAAGGTGCAGTAGCAGATCCTGCTGCGGGGGCATTATTTGATAAGAAGGTTTTCTCCATATCACGCTTCAACTCAACCGTCTTTTTAGCAACTGCCGCAGCAAGCAAATCACGCTCGCCGGCTGGAGTTGTAACCTCTGCTGCCAATGGAGAGATTTTTGTCGCCCTACGAAAATACTGAGCGTAGTTAGACAATTCTGCACTTTGGCGGCGGTGATTCATTACTAATGGCTCATATCCTGAACCATGAGTAGTTGACTGATGAGGAGTGCCAGAAATGGTGCCCCCGTCATGCCCAATAACATTAGTAGCAGTGTTATCAGTATCTGGGCTAGTTGTGAAATCTTTACCATCTATAAAGCCTTCAGTTGTTGCCCCTTCATATTGATCCACTTGCCACCGATGAAATATATTGCCAAGGTCTTGACCCTTTGGCGCCATACTGGTGAATGGAGTGTCCTTTGCGTCGATTAAAGCTATATAATCAGCTAAATCTTCACGTTTACTCGGCCCGGTGGAACCTCCACCTGACCCCTGAAAATCTCTTTCAAAAAGCTGTGCCATTTTAAATTAATTCTTTCATTACTTCTGTGAGTGAGGTTCTGCCTCCACTCTTCAAGA